TCCATTATTACAACGAGGACATGATTCAAGAAGATGGCAGAGATTTGAAAGCATATTGCATGAAGTGGGATGCGTATGTGAATGGTGGTTGGTATTGCAACGCTTGGGAATCCGAAGAACACGAAGAGGAAGAAGTTTTGGATGACATGGAGGAAGACGTAATGGAAGATGAGGTGCGCCAAGTTTCCTTGGATGTTCCTGTCTATATCCGTTCGGCTGCTCGTAAAGGTTTGGACTACTACGGCCAAGGGTTGGCTGGTGATGGTTTGGTGGATCGCACTGTGCGTGAGGCACGGGACATGGCTAGAGGTGAGGTCACTGAAGACAAGGTGATTCGCACGAACGCTTGGGGTGCCAGACATCTTGTGGATTTGGATGCGCCAAAGAACTCTGATCCTGATGACAAAGAGTTCCCTGGTGCCGGTGCTGTTGCCTTCTATCTGTGGGGCATCAACCCACTTGACCCTGAACCTGCAATGAACTGGTTTATGTCTAAGGCTGAAGCAATCAAAGCTGAACGGGCTGATGCTCCTGCCCCACCTAAAGATCAGATCAAAGGTTCAGAGAACAATCCTGCTGGGTCTGCGAAGGCTCCTGCTGGGTCGAAGACGATTGAGTTGTCTGCTGCGATTGAGACAGGTTTAGAAAACAAAGCCAAAGAACACAATGACAAGGTTGGTGATAACCCTTCTAAACGTGCGACGGTTGGTATGTTGCGCACAGTGTTTCGTCGAGGTGCTGGAGCGTATTCAACTTCGCATCGTCCAGGTGTGACCCGTGATCAGTGGGCTTATGCAAGAGTGAATGCGTTCTTGCGTTTGTTAAGAGTTGGCAGTCCTGAGAATGCAAAATATGTTGGCGACAATGATTTGTTGCCGAAGGGTCATCCTAAGTCATCTAGATCGCTTGGCTCATTTGGTACTAGCATTGGCGACATGGACTCAACTGTAGAAACACGTCGCATCACATCAAACGAGTTTGAACTTCGTGCCGATCCAAAAGGCAACGGCATGTCGTTCTCAGGTTATGCAGCTGTGTTCAATTCGCCTTCAGAACCGTTGCCGTTTATCGAACGGATCGCACCAGGCGCATTCTCACGCTCACTCAAATCAAAGAACAATGTGCGCATGTACATGAACCACGATTCGAGCATGCTCCTTGCTACAACCCGTGCCAAAACACTGCGACTATCTGAAGATTCCAAAGGCTTATTCGTTGACGCATCTCTGCCTGATACTTCCATTGGTCGTGACCTGTCGGTCTTGATGCAACGTGGCGATGTGAACTCGATGTCGTTTGGTTTCACTGTTCCATCTGGTGGAGATATGTGGTCTGATGATGGTCAATCCCGTGAACTTCGTCAAATCAAACTGTATGAAGTCAGCGTTGTCACAGGGTTCCCAGCCTATGCAGCCACCTCAGCAGTAGTTCGTTCGCTTGATGCGCTTGCTACTCGCACAGGGATTGACGCAGATCAACTCGCAGCTGCAATCACAAACCTTGAATCTGGTCAAACTTTGTCGCAAGATCATGCGATGTTGTTGCGTGAAACTGTCTCCAAACTTGAACCCGTGCAGGATGCTGCACCGGCTCGTTTGGGTGTCATGGCCAAGCACCTTGATTTATTGAAGACCATCGCCTAACATTTGTTCACTGCATAGTTGACGGAGCCGTCAACCTTGTTGCTGTATGTGGAGCCACATCAGGTTGAGAAGTAGTAACTCCCTGCGTATCCCCAATCCATCAACAATCTGAAAGCAGAAAAATATCATGAAAGAATATCTAGACCGTCAAGTTGAGATTCGTCAGCAAGCATGGCACCAAGCCAAAGCAATCATCGACGTGGCCACAGCCGAAAAGCGTGACCTCTCAGCAGAAGAAGAACAGACATACAGCCGTCTCAACGACGAACTGAACGAGCGAGCAGCAACCATTGCCAAACTCCGTGAAGATGAAACACGCGAACTTCGCATGGACGCAGCAACCCGTGAGATTGCAGACCAAGTTCGTCCTGTTGCTTCGGCATCAGTCAACGAAGATGTTGCAATGATCCGTGCGCTTATCAAGGGCGAATCACGTTCGGCCAATTTCGAGCGTCGTGATGTCCTGAAGTCAAGCACTGGTTCACCAGTACCAACTTCGTTCTACAACCAGGTGATCATGAAAGCACGTTTGGTTGCGCCAGTCTTGGCAACATCAACTGTCCTCAACACAGCAGGTGGCGAGAACCTTCAGATTCCACGTTTGTCAACCTACTCCGTAGGAACTGTCAACGCAGAAGCAGCAACACTGGGCGAATCCGATCCAGCATTCTCGGCATTCATCACACTCGGAGCATTCAAATACGGTTTCTTGACACAAGTGTCGCAGGAACTTCTTGAAGATTCTGGTGTTGACATGCTCAGCTTCTTGGCTGATCAGGTCGGTAACGCATTGGGCTTCGCTGTTGGTTCAGCGTTGACTGTCGGAACTGGCACACTTGAGCCAACTGGTATCGTGACAGCTTCGTCTGTTGGTGGTACTTCAGGCACAGCAACTGGCTTCACGGCAGACAACCTCATCGACCTGTACTACTCACTTGATGGTGCTGCTCGTCAGCTCCCAGGTGTTGGTTGGATGATGACTGGTCAGTCGATTGGTCGAGTTCGCAAGTTGAAGGACACGGCAGGCAACTACGTGTTCCAACCAGCACTCGGACTTGACGCTCCTGACACTTTGTTGGGCAAGCCACTGTACGAGAACCCATCAATGGCAGAAGCCACCACAGGCACCAAGTCCGTAATCGTAGGCCACTTGCCTTCGTTTTACGTGCGTAGTGTTGGTGGCATCAAGTTGGATCGTTCCGATGACTTCGCATTCAGCGCAGGTCTCGCTACCTTCAGAGCTCAATTCCGAGTTGACTCCAATTTGCCACAAACTTCCCACGTCAAGCATCTCCTCCAGCCGTAAGGCTTGAGGGGCTTGCCCCCTGACATCCCATAATTCCCCTAGGCTTAGGGTCGTATCGAACACGCAGGGCGATACGACCCTATTTCTATTTGCCCCCTGCGATCTGCGAAGGAGAAGGAAGTGAAGAATGCTGGTAATCATCAAAAACACAATGGTCGAACTACCACCCCTGGAAGCCGAGCTGTTGTTGCATCGGGGAATAGCGCACTTGCCAGAAGTGGCAGACCTACCAATGCCGACTCGATACGAATCCTCTGGTATTCCAACGCTCCCTTCGTCCCCACCGGCTACGGTACGCAAACAGCGCAAGCCGTCACAAGGCTCATCAAAGAAGGTCACGAAGTAGCAATACATGCCATGTACGGACTCGAAGGAGTTTCGTCTAATTGGAATGGCATCAAGATGTATCCACGTGGGATGGCACCATATTCAGATGATGTGCTAGTTGCTCATGGGATGGATTGGGCGAATGGCAATCCGAAGTTGCCTGCCTTAATCATGACTTTGTTTGATGTGTGGCCGTTGAAGTCGAAGTCCTTGGATATGGTCAAGAACATTGCGTCTTGGGTTCCGATTGACCATGCACCTTGTCCAGCCGATGTGGTCGAATGGTGCGCTCGTCCGAATGTAAAACCGATTGCTATGTCTAGGTTCGGTGAGCAGATGTTGAATGATGCTGATGTGGAATGTTTCTATGTTCCTCATGGCATCGAGTCAGTGTTCAATCCTGACGCAAAGTTTGTGAACGGTGACAAGACATTCACAGGTCGGCAGTTGATGGGTGATGTTCCTGATGACAAGTTTGTGGTGATGATGAACGCAGCGAACAAGGGTTCTAGTCCGTCACGCAAATCGTTTGCAGAGAACTTGTTGGCGTTCGGTATCTTCGCACAAGATAAACCTGACGCAATGCTGTATCTGCACACCGAGAAGGATGGTGCGATGGGTGGTGTCAATTTGATTCATCTGTTGCATGCTTGTGGGATTCGTGAGGATCAATACAAGATTGTTGACCAGTACGCATATCGGACTGGTTTCCCTCAGCAGGCGTTGGCTTCAATGTATGCAGCTGCTGATGTGTTGTTGTCTGCGTCTATGGGTGAAGGGTTTGGGTTGGCTGTGATCGAGGCTCAGGCATGTGGCACCAGGGTCATTGTTTCGGACTTCACTGCACAGCCGGAGTTGGTTGGGTCTGGGTGGGCTGTGGAGGTTCAACCGTTTTGGGATAATGCACAGCGTTCTTGGTTCTGTACTCCTCAGGTGGGTTCGATTGTGGATGCCCTGAGACACTCCTACGAGGCTCCTAGAGGGGTTGATCAGGTGGCTGTGGACTTCGCTAAGGCATACAACGCTGATGCCGTTTGGGAGGCTCATTGGAAGCCTGTGATGAAGGGACTCGCTGAATGGTGCCGTGCATCATCATCCCAGTCCTAAACCGATACGACTTGATGGAACGGGCGATTCGCTCGATTGACTATCCCGTCGAGCAGCTCATCATCATTGACAACGGGAACGGGTATGACCCTGACATGTTGGCTTGGACTGCGCCTTGGCAACACATTCAGAACTGGTATCTGTGGCGTATGCCAACGAACCTTGGTGTGGCACCTTCATGGAATCTTGGTATCAAAGCAACCCCTCATGCTGACGGTTGGATTCTGTTGAACTCTGATGCGTTCTTCAAACCAGGTCAACTAGAAGTGTTCTACAAAGACTGTGAACCTGATGCAATTACGTTGACGACTGGCATGCCTGGTTGGTCGTGTGCTTGGGTGGGTGCTGGTGTGGTTGAACGGGTTGGCTTGTTTAGTGAATGTTATGTGCCTGCATATTTCGAGGACAATGACTTCCAACAAAGAGCCTCAAGGATCAATGTTGAGGTGAAGGTTTCACAAGCAAAAATCGTGCATGACAATTCTTCAACCATTAGGTCAGATAATTCCTTGGCTGATAAGAATCAACGCAGCTATCAATCAAATCAGGAGTTGCATCAGTTGCGTTGGGAGTCAGGTGTTCCTGATGCTGGGCATTGGGATTTGAAGCGTCGAAGGGATTTGGGATGGGATTAGAAGATTTCAAAGGTGTGCATGATGGTGAGACGATCTTTGTGTTTGGGTCTGGTGCAACACTGAACTATTTGGCACCGAGTTTCTTTGATGACAAGATTTGTGTGGCAACAAACTTCTGTGGTTCAGTGTTCGGTTTGAGGAAGTATTACGTCTTCAGCCATTATCACTATGAAGATAACGCAATATCGGAAGCACAACTTGATGAGACTATTGCTATGTTCATCCCTGAACGTGAGCATGGCACCGGCGCAGAGTTCCCAGAGTTCATGCCAAAGGTTGTCACCTTCCCAACCACCACTGGTCGTCCTGGTGCATCGTTCAACCCATTCGGCAAGGACTGGCCTACTCTCGACAACTCGCTAGTCATTGGGTCATCTGGCATTCATGGTGCGATGCACTTGGCTGCGTATATGGGTGCGAAGTTCATTGTGTTGGTAGGTGCTGATTGTGGAACTTTGGGTGGTGCGCATCGGATCAAAGGATATGGGCTAGGGGATACTCCTTGGGAATTGTACGAGTCAAACCTTAGAGACATGAAGCAACGATTGTTTGACATATATGGATGTCATGTCTATTCGTTGAATCCATTTGTGAACTACAGTTTGGAAGGTACGCAGTATCGTGGAGCAGCGTCAATCAACTAGAATTGGAATCCTATGGCAATCGTCAATGGTTACTCGACCAGGAATCAAATCAAAGCAGCCCTCCGAATTGGTACGGCTGACACGATTGATGATGAACTAATTGACAACTGTGCTGGAGCTGCATCACGCCTAATTGATGGTTACTGCAATCGCAAGTTTTGGGTTGTTGGGTCTGCAACTTCTCGGGTGTTTCAAGCTGAGGATTCGTTCTTCTGTTCTATAGATGACATGTCTGGAACTGCACTCACTTTGCAAACTTCAACGAACGCTGACGGGATATTTGATACAACTTGGGCTGTGACCGATTATCAGTTGGAACCCTTGAACGGTGATTTGGATGGCATCACTTGGGCGTTTGACAAGATTCGTGCAGTCGGTGACTACCTGTTCCCAACTGTGAATGCTAACTATGGTTCGCAAGCGTTGGTGAAGGTGACAGCAAACTTCGGTTGGCCGTATGTCCCTGAGCCGGTCACGCAGGCAACGATCATTCAGGCTTCAAGATTGTTCAAACGATACGACAGTCCATTGGGTGTCGCAGGGTTTGGTGACATGGGTGCCATCAGGGTGAGCCGTGCGCTTGATCCTGACGTGGCTCAGCTTGTCGAGCCGTACCGGCGCATGCGTCTCTTCGCATGAGTTCGACCACTACTGTCTCCCAGATCAAGGCTGGTTTGGCTGCGAACCTGGCAACTGTGTCAGGGCTTAGGGCTTACGCCTATCAGCCTGACAATGTGAACACTCCGTTCGCTTGGCCGTTGCTGGATTCGATTCAATACAATGGGGCTATGGGTGGGGGTTTGATTACTCACCAGTTCACGATCAGTGTTGTGGTGGGTCGTTCGGCTGAGCGCACTGCACAAACTTTGTTGGATGGCTATCTGTCGTATAAGGGTGCTACTTCGATTCGTCAGGCGATTGAGTCGGATCGGACTTTGGGTGGGGTTGTTCAGGATTTGATTGTTGAGTCTGCGAACAACATCTCAACCCTTGAAGCGAATGACACAACGTATTTGGCGATTGACTTCGTTGTCACGGTGTACGCCTGACCCCTTGCCGTAGGTTGCTTGTGGCGTGTAGTCTTATGCAATCGGCTCAGCCGAGCAGACATCAACTCGAACGCCGATAGGCAGGAGAATACTCATGGCAAAGCAAGTCCTCACGAATGTCGCAGTTACCTACGGTACTGCTGCAACCGACATCAGCGCATACGTAACATCAATCACACTGTCGTCAAGTGCAGCTGAAGTTGCTACAACTTCGATGGGTTCGTCAGCTGTGACTCGCATTCAAGGTTTGATCGATAACTCGATCACAATGGAATTGCAACAGGACTACCCAACGATTGAGAAGTTGTTCTTCGATGCGTTCACTGCTGGTACTGCTGTACCGATGACAGTGAAGCCAAACGGCACTGCTGCTGCTTCGTCCAGTAATCCACAGTACGCATTTAGTGTCCTGCCTACATCACACGAGATGATAAAAGGTGCCATAGGCGACCTAGCCACAATGTCAATATCGTTTCCCATCTCTGGTGCAATCACCAAGACAGGCACTGGCGCATAGTTCTCATAATCCAATTAGTTACCTAGGGAGGTAGAGAATGAAAATAGCACTCAGTTTGACTAGTGCATTAGATGGCAAGCAACGAACAATCGTTGCTGCGTTTCCTGACTTCATTGCGTTTGAAAATAAATACAATCGCAGTGTTGCCAAGTTTGAAGCAGAACTAACCTTGACTGATCTTGCATACCTTGGATGGCATGCAGAGAAACGGTTGAAGAAGACTGGTTTGGATTTTGAATCATGGTGTGAAGAGATTGAAGCACTCGAAGTGGGAGACAGCGCAGACGCAGTGATCGTCCCTTTGGAGATAAGTCAGCCCACTGGGTAATTTCATATCTCGCTTGCGAGACAGGAATTGCACCATCAGTGTTGCTGGCAGAAGAACCACGAATGCTGTTCACCATGTTGGCGTACCTTCGTTGGAGAGCTATCCACCTAGGCAAGTAGTATCGGTGCATGGCCGTCTCCAATCCAGGCACAAGTCGTGCAGGAACATTCCGTTCAAACATTCAGAATGATGCACCGGTACAGATTCTTGGCATCAACGAGTATCTTCGTTCTGCTTCTAAGGCATACCCTGAGTTCAACAAGTATGCCCGTATTGCATCAAAACAAGTTGCAGAGTTGCTTGTTGTAGCAGCCAAGTTTGAAGCTGCTTCGGTAACTCGTAATCGTCAAGCGATGGAAGTTATGAAAGGTATGAGGGCGAGAAGTGATCGTGTTCCAACTATCAAACTTGATGAAAACTCGCTGTTCCAATCCAAGTCCAGGAAGTTTGGTTCTTCATACAACATCAAGAGCCGTCGAAGAGTTAAGCGTCAAGTGACCAGGGGCGACGTGTTCTTTGGTGCCGAGTTTGGTGGAGGGGCAAGACCAAATACCCGTCAATTCTTGCGTCATCGAGGCAGGTCAGGTTACTTCTTCTGGCCTACTGTGCGCAAACACAAGGCTGATATTGCTGATGCCTACTTGGGTGCGATTCAGAAAGTTTTGGATGGCTTGTCGGCTAAGACAGCAGCTCAGGCAATAGAACGTGAAAGTGTTGGCTCTGGGCCTTTATTAAGTGATTCTATGAAGGTCATTTAGATAGTTGACTTTGGCTGTGGTTTCGCTACCCTGTAGATAGGGAGGCGTTCATGGTTGTCTATTTTGATTCGGTCAAGTCTGTACAGCCGAAGCCGTTCGCCTCAAATTGGGTTGACCTCAAGGAACGGTTGATGCACCATGAGGAGAACCCCCACAAATCTGATGGTGCGTTGTGGTCGCCTGTTGAGTACTACCAAGGTAGGACTAGAGGGAACACTGCTGTTCGTTCCATTGAAGCGTTGGTGGTTGACATGGACGGAGAATCATTCGCCAACGCCGATCTAGACGGCTACGAATATCTTGCCTACTCCACCTACTCACATCGTCTAGACGATCCTCACTACCACTTGGTTCTGCCACTCGCTGAGCATGTACCAGCAGGACTATGGCGAGCAGTGTGGGGTGAGTTGCATGAACGGCTCAACCTGCAAGGCGACCCTGCAACCAAAGACCCTGCTCGTATCTTCTATCTTCCACAACACGCACCCGATCAACCGTTTGAGTTCCACGAACAATCAGGCAAGTTCATTGACACGAACTTCCAATACGAACCTGCACCGAATCCAACCCCAGCGTCACCACGCCAATCGGCTCAACCTCGACGCAAGCGCACTGTTCGTTTTGAGATGGACGATGCTTGGTGGGATGCTGGGAAACCAATGACACAGTATTCACATCTCGAAGGTCATGCGTTGTGGAAGACAATGGCTGATGATTTCCGTGTGATGCTTGCCGAGTACAGGGAAGCCGTGCGCTTGACTAGTCAGGATGTCATCTAGAATTGTTGCATGGCTGGTGAACGCACATTCGTTGTCAAGTTCATTTCCGATGTTGGTGGTGCAGTCAAAGGCATCAAGAGGGTTGGCGATGATCTAGGGGGAATGGGCAGAAAACTTACTTCTGTTCTTCCATCCTTCAAATCTGTGGCGATTGCAGGCACAGCAGCCTTCGGTGCCGTTGCTGCTTCATCGTTGAAGTTGGTCAGCATGGCATCCAACTTGGAAGAATCACAATCCAAGGTCAATGTCGTTTTTGGTTCTTCAGCAAAGATTGTCAACGATTTTGCTGAAACTTCTGCAAAGTCGTTTGGTATCACCAAGCAGGCTGCGTTAGAAGCAACAGGAACATTCGGAAACTTGTTGCAGGCATTCGGTACTGGAAAAGAACAAGCAGCCCAGATGTCAACCACGCTGATTGGGTTGGCTGCTGACTTAGCCTCATTCAACAACACCGGCATCGAGGATGCGATCCAAGCTTTGCGTTCAGGTTTGTCTGGTGAAACTGAACCATTGAAACGATTTGGTGTTGCACTGAATGATGTGCGATTGAAACAAGAAGCAACGACTCTTGGGTTGTATGACGGCAAAGGCGCATTGGATATTAATGCCAAGACCCAAGCAGCCTATGCGTTAATTCTTAAGGACACAGGTTTGGCGCAAGGCGACTTTGCTCGAACCTCTGATGGGTTTGCCAACCAGATGCGCATCTTGAAGGCATCGTTGAGTGATGCTGCAACCGAACTCGGTTTGGTCTTGTTGCCTTATTTCAAAACATTTGTCAAGTTCATCAACGAGAACATCGTTCCTGGTGTCATGGCATTCGCTGACACGATTGGTGAGAAGGGGCTTGTCCCTGCATTGGCTGCTGGTGTGGCTGCGATGGGGCAGTTCGGTATCACTACTGTCAATGTTCTTGAAGGTTCGTATGTTGCATTACTCAACTTCACACACGATCTATCTAAGACTGTACGTATTTTGG